GTGATGTTTGATATGCAGTGGTTGTACCAGTGTTGATCTTAGAGATAACTACTGACATACCCTGAGTTGGTAGTTGATGCTTGCGTGCGGCATCCGCGAATGGGCGGCCGGCGCGTGCTAATGGTGCGTATAGATCAACTAAATATTGTGGCACTACTAAGCCTGCAAAATTGGATGTACCAACTGCACGCTTCTCAATTGCCATTTCCTGTTGGTGGCGTGCAATACGCGCACTGGCATCACCATCAGTTTTAAATTGTGCCTTTAGTGCATCAGTTAGGAAATCATTTTTTGATCTCTCTGAATAAGTAAGTTCTTCGCTGGTAACTACAAAGCCACCGGCGCGTGCTTCCTTCTTTGGCTCAATGTTCGCATCAACTTTAGCTGCTAGTTCAGCGGCTTTTTGATTGCGGATTTCAATATCGGACATCTGCTCAATTCGCTCATCCAACTTTTTAATCTCTAGGTTAAGGGCTTCTACATTAGCCAACTCAACTTCGGATAGATCGCGTGCTTCTTCGGCGGCGCGGTCTAAAGTTGCCTGAATTAGAGATGTCTTTGATTCGCGCTTCTCTCTTAGAGAAGATAGAAAAGTATTAGACATTTTTCTCCTATTAGTTAGTTGTATTAGTGAGAAGGTGTAACGCGCTGGATACCAGGGTTAGGTGTTCTACGACTTGTCAAAATTATATCTCTTTTTTTAAATCTTTCAGTATTTGTAGGGCAGTGTTAAATCTTGATTTTTCTTCTACCTGTTTTACGCTTTCAGATCGGTTTTCGCCATACTCTGAAATGTTAATAGCGGTCATTTGATCTTCAGCCTGAGATTGTGTTTTGTGGCAACCCATTAGTTCGTTGGTATCAGTTTTTACAACTGCATACCCTTCACACTCAGGGTGGTTACTTACTACGCTGTATGGCATCTAATATTTTCCTTGCTTCATCTAGTCTAGGTGTCATTTGTGGTTGGCCATCACGCATACCTGTAACGCTGGCCAGTTCGCCATAAGCACCAAAAGTTACAAGTGATACTTCAGCTAAATGTGCTTTAATTCTTTCCATAACCCCATCAGGCCGTTTTTTATTTTTTATTGGCATAAACCCAACTGATAGTTGATCTAATGCACCATCTTTTACTAGCTCTAATGCTTCATCACCTTCACGCGTTTTTGAAATTTTAAATTCAGCATATAGGCCTTCATCAGTTTCCCTAAGAAGTGTGGCACGGCCTAGCACATTGTTTTCGCCATGACCCCTAAGAAGTTTGACCCGGTGCGGTGCTTTAATAACTTCCGCAAACACACCTTTTCTAAATACTTCAATCATGGTGCTAGTGATGCGCTGTTCTTTGTTGTAAGGCACGGCAATGCCAAAAATGGTGCGACCATCTCCATTAGCGCGTAACTCTAAATTAACTGAGTAACTTCTATTTTCTATTTTTTCTTCAGACATAGTTGCTATCCTCTACTGTATCTACCACATCACTTTGTAATGAATCATCCACGCCTTCTACTTCATCTTCTTCTTCATAATCCATAGGATCAAGATTTTCATAATTTCTAACTTCATCAACAGTTAAAAAGCCGTTAGATAAAGCGGTTGCATAAGCGTTATACCTACTTGCCGTATCTGTTTTTAATAATGAATCATATTTAAATGCCGCTGTTTGACCGCGAACCAATAGATCAGAAAATGCCGCTTCTATTCTCTCGGCTATTGGCTGGATTGACCACTTAATCAATTGTAAATTTTCTTCTACAACATTGGAATAGGTTCTTGAAGAATTAGGTGATCCTAAGAAGTAAGGCGGTAAGCCTAAAATGTTTGCCGCTTCTGTAAGCCCGGCTGTTTGTGCTTCTACTAATTGTGATTCAGCCGCGTTAGAACTTAGTACTTCAAAATCTGTTGATGAGTTCATAACTACCGGTGATCTATTGCGTGATGAGTACATTGCCATCCATGCGCTCTTTAGTGCATCCGCTTCTTCTTGTGATAAATCAGGATTTGCAGATTTAATAACCGCTGTTGGATTTACACCACCATCAAAATATCTTGCCGCATATTCATTGATTGCAATCTCTTTACCTAACGCTTGCTTGGCAACTGCCAATATACCTTTACCAACTAAATCACCTGGCATAGTAAAATTCTTAATGTGCATAATCTCTGATTGATCGTAGGTACGCTCATCAATCTTGTAAATGATTCTGCCGTTATCTCTGCTAACTTGCACGCGATCCGGCGATACCGGATAAATTGAATCAGGCAATCCATTAGCACCTGGCTCACCTAGCACTGCAACATAATTACCATGAATAATTAAAGCCGCCGCCATTGCGCTAATAGTTTCCATTCGCGTTTCATTTGGCACTGGCCGTAATAAAATTTGTGGTGTTGGTAATACTTCACGCTTATTGCGATATGCACAAAGCGGTAGCGCACCAATCGCATCACTAATTAAAGTTATACCGCGATAGATTGCCGGAATACCTAAAGCTGTATTTTGATCTACATAAGCACCTGCCCAATTACCTTCAAAGAATCTTCCAACCCTACCTAAAGAATCTATGTAGCCTGAAGATGTATAAACCATAGAAGGTTGTATTTGTCTTTTAAGCAATCGGCCTAGCATTATTTACCTCTGTTTTCCAAAGCAATACCAAATAAAACTAACAATGCACCCGATAATATTACCGCTACCAGTGGGTTAATTGTTGCGACACCTGCAACTATTACCAAAGAACCTATGACTTGTAAAACTGATGGTATGTATTTCATTAGTAAATTTTACTCCTTGCAACCGGCTGATCTTCTATTTTTGTTACCACTCCATAGCGTGCCAGTGTAACCGCTACTAATGGTGTGATGTTAGTTGTGCTTTGGCGATTCCATGCCCAGGAATCACCCAATGGCCGTTTAGTTGAACCCATAATGGCTGTTTTTAAATTGGGATCATCTAAATGGGTAATAGTTTTAGCTTGCACTGCATCATAGAATGAACCACATGCCCGGGCATAATCACGCAAGTGAATAGACATTACGCCAATATCTTGCTTTTCTAATTCTGATATAAGTGATGCCGCCGGTGATCCGGTATCAATTACCACCTTTGTGTTATATCTTTTACATAACTCAACTAAGCGTGGTAATACCCATGATGTGCCTTCTTTACATTCAATCAATTCAATAGGCGTAAAATCTCTTACTAAGCCTGATGCGCCAATAGAAGCCTTATCACGCTCACGCGATATGTCCACTCCAAATACAATTTGATTGCCTATTGCAATATCTGTTCTAGCCAAAGAATCCCACAATTCAGTATTGATCACCTGTACTGCATCCCTTGATGGCCATACATTCAACCATTCCTTTGTAAATATCTCAGGGCTATTAGTTGTAGCCGCTTCTTTCACTGCATCTAGCAATACGCCTTTTTCTTCATGCAATGAAGGTATAGCCTGATACCACACTTCTTGATCCATATAATCAAAATCATCTGTTGCCGGACACCATTCAAACCATGCCAGTTTGTTTTGCGGTTCGGCTATTTCGCGGTGGCCTATCTCCCGGTAATGCTCTAATAACTCAGATTCTCCAGGTCTGCCGGCATTAGATAAAATCCATAATTGACCATTGCGCTTAGTTGCAAGGGTTGGTTGTAAGTTAGCTATAAGTGATAGTGGATGGGTTAAAGCTTCATCAATAACCATAAGATTTAAACTAAGGCCGCGTGCGCCTTTGTCATTAGGTGTAACAATTCCGTAGGTTGAGCCATTACGCATGTATATCTTTTCACTGCCATTAACTCTTGATACCCTGGCAATGCGTTTAGCAAACTTCGGCGACATCTGAAAACTTAGTAAATGTTCTTCCCACTTACTCTTAGCCATATTGCGATCTTGGGCTGTATAGGCAACATGTCTTTTAGGTTGCAATAGTTCATAAGCAATACGCGTTTCAATAAGTTTGCTTTTACCATTTTGCCTGCCTACCTGAGCGCATACCGATCTGTACTTGTATAAACCGGTTTGATCTTTTTCTAAACCTACATCTGCCACATAGCGTTGCCAATCAAATAAATCAAAACCTAATAACTTTGCTACCTGGGCTAATTTATCGCCATCTGTTTCACACGCTTCATCTCTTAATGATGCCCATCTAGGCGTACATAAGGATTTATTCAAATATATCATCCTCATCAGGCAATGCACATGAATCCCATATTTCACGCAACTCTTTAGATATAGATGGGATGGTATGGCCACCTTTACCGGATTCTTCAATGCGATCCCAGGCGCGTGCTAAACCTAATAACATCTCACGCTTAACATCATCAATATCATTACGGCCTTGCAATGATTTGACCATAGCGGCAGTGTGCCGGCCTAATTTCTTCTTAGGCTTACCACTTGCGACTATTTTTAATTGCTTTGCGTTTTGCATTTCCATATTTAGCACCCCTTGAATAGTTACAGCTTGAACATGCTGGCCTTAATGAACCCACCCAAAGTTCCGGCGACGGA